CTCTTGACATGCTTTCTTAATAGTTCTTACGGGGTTTACAGCAGATCGACCATCGTTAAGGTCAGAACCAATCTGTTGTGAAACGTAAATACGACCACCAACGTCATTCGTTGCTAGGTTGAGGACGTATTCTGTAGTTGCAACTTTATCTGATCTATCACCTAGTAATGGTGTAATAGATCTTGGGAATATTCCAGAGTCTCCAGTTTCATTATATCCAAATCTTTCACTATCAACTGCATGGAAACCAATATGTTTGAACTGAACTTCACCATTCAGTACAATACCATCTTTATGTGTTGGAGCATCAGCACCAGTCTGTCCAGCATTTATTGCCTGATAAACATTAGCACCAAAATATCTATATGCATCCTTCTGTAGAATAACGTTAGGAGACCAAGGTATACCAGTATTATTCTGATATGTCTTTAAACTAGGTGCTCTGAAATTAGCATCAGGAGTAACAAAGTTATCAATATCAAGGTTGAGGATTCTTGCAGTATCTGAGATGATAGAAGTTGATGTTCTGATAGCACCAGAAACGTCAAGTTCATAATCAACCGTGTCAAGAACAGCTTCTGCAACTGCACCAGAACCACCACCACCTTCAATAGTAACTGTTGGAGCAGTTGTATATCCTAAGCCTGGGTTGTTAACGGCGATAGTAACAACTTGGCCATTGAAAATAAACGCGGAAGCTTGTGCTTGAATACCTCCTGCTACTGGAGGAGCCTCAACTGTAACAGTCGGTTGAACAGTGAATCCCGAACCACCATTGGTGATATTAATGTTATTAACTCTCTGTCCAGTTCTGTTTATACCAACACGCGGTAATCCAGTCGTAGTGTCCAGTTCTGTACGTATAATCTCCTTTTCCAGAGATCCAGTACCAACTCTTATTGTTGCTTCATTATCACCGATAAGGGCGGGTTTAGAACCTCTAATTTTCTCCTTATCGGAATTGATGTTAAAACTCATGGTGTCGCCTTACTCCAAGCCTTTAATATCCTCAGATATATTTAGCAATCAACTCCACTGAATGCTAATAACTTCGGTAACGGCAACCCATTTTAATGTAGCAGTTGTACCTGCTCTAGTTGTAGTATAGCTAAATCTATTTGTTGATCCTAAAGGTTGTATATCCCAAGTCTGACCAGTAGGAATATCATCCTTAATCACAGTGGTCATAGTAGATAGAACATTTGTATTTCCAACATTATCACAGAATACAGTTGTTTCCATCTTTGCGGAATAAACTGTTCCTGTTGGATTACAACAAAGAATATGTCCAGTTATAAAATTAACTGTATTACTATTAATAACTATCTGGCCAGCAGTAGTATCTAAGGCCAGAACAGCAGTATTCAATCCTCTTAGAATATACCTAGTCGAATTACTATCGGTAAAATTAGAATTTTCTAAATGTAAAGTATGAAAATTCTTTGCATTTCTATCTGCATCAAATAATGTAGTTTGTCCTATAGAAAAACCACCATTAGAATCTAATTGTTCTTTTGTTACTGCCATTTTTATTTCTTAGTAATATTTGATACAACTGTTATCTTAACAGTATGAGTTGCTAGGACATTAGCTCCTAAATCAATATTTAGTCTAACCTCACTGTTACTTGTCATTTCCCATGTAGGTACTATAATTTCTCCTGCACTTCTTAAATTACCATATTCATTGTATATAACATTGGTTCCATCATCTATGACACCAAACTCATACATCTCTCTAGCACCATTTGATATGTTCTCAGCAACAACAGTCACTTTAGCACCTTTCTCAGTTGCAGTAGGATAGATAACAGAATTACCACTATTAGATGATCCTTTAACAAGAGTAACAGTCTCAGAAACAATTCTCAAATCTGCTAACTCAAATTCTTTAAGATCACTATCAAAGACCTTAACTCCATTATAGTTACCTGTGCCAAATCCTGTGTTTAGATATACATCACCTTGATCATCAAGTCTGAGAATTGGATCTGTATATACACCAGATGAAACACCTAGATCAAAATATTGCTTAGAACTATGAAGGAATGTTCTAGTAGTAGATGTATTATCAAGAGTTACAGCAGCATTATCAAATGTGAATAGAGATGCAGTGATCTCAAACTCGTCACTTGTAGCAGAAACAATAGTATCAACTGTATAAAACTCAAATGCTGACTGAGTTAATCTCAATGAGTTATTACCAGCGTTGTAGAAGTATAAAGTATCTTCATCACCACCAGCAGTTAATTCTGGAACAATGTAAGTATCTTGGTCAACGTCCTTAACACCACCCAATGATCCCCAGTTCAATCCATCAAATCCTTCATATTGAAGTGTGGATGTGTTATATCTAACAGAACCTTTCTCTGCAACTCCTCTTTGAGCAGTATTACCAGATGGAACTACAAGTGAAGTAGCAGCATCAATTTTAACTTTCTTACCAGAGTTAGGTCTAATATTCAAGTCATTAATATCAGTTGAAATTTCATTGCCAAGTAGTCTCAAATCTCCACTAATAACAAGTGGACATGTCTTATTAGGACCAATTCTAAGTTCTTCAATATCATCAAATTCTAATGGAGCAACACCTAATCCCCAGAATGTTAATGTAGCAGTACCATTAGCAAGAGCACCACTTGTGTGTACTGGTTCATTACCAGTAGTAGCAGTAGTACCAGCAGCAGTTACTTCGTATAAGTTGTTTAACCACTTAAGATATACTCCTTGAGCAACAGGTGCGTTAGCATTCCACTCAGTATATGCAGGGGCAAGTACGTTCACAGAACGTATCTTCTTCATTTTTACAAACTCAAGGAAGTAAGGACTTACCTTAAGTGTATTATCATCATCATTAAAGAACCAGATAGTGTTATCATTAGCACCAACTGTCTCTTCTGCCAACATGTAGGTGTTTCCATCTAGGTCTCTTACACCACCTAGAGATGACCATGATGTTGTACTAGAGTGATATCCTTCATACTGATTAGAAGTAGTGTTAAATCTAATAACACCATCCTTAGTAATAGCAGGGCCTGGTCTAGATGCTGTATCACCAGCAGGAACTGCAATACCACTAGTAGCAGTTATATCTACAATCCTTCCAATCGCAGGATTAATAACAAGATCATTAGAACCTAATGAACTAATAGTTCCATCAGCACCAGTAATCTTTAGAGTATCACCTGCTTTAAACTCATCAGATTTTACATAACCACCTGTTGCAACCTCTAGATTACCAGTAGCAGCAGCGATTGTTAGTTTAGGAGTAAATACTCCACCTATGTCTAAACCATACTTAAAGTTTTGAGTTATTACTTCAATATCTTTATTGGTATCAGTTTTAATTGATAGATTAGTTCCAGGAACAGCACCAACAGTAAGAGGTGCAGTAAGTAATGGAGTTTCTAATGAAACAGCAATTTTTGCTACAGAACTATTGAGATTAGCAACAGTACCATTATTGATAGTACCATCAGTTGAAATAATATCTTGAACAGTGAATGCTCCAGTTAGAACTTCACCTTTAATAATTTCTTCTATAACAACATCACTAACTAATAATTGAAATCCACTACCAAATGTCTTGGGGTTGCTGAGATTAACTGTTAATTGCGATTCTTCTCCATTCTCACCACCTTCATTAACATGCTGAATATCATCAACATTACAATAGTAGTATAGTGTTGGAGTATTTTCTGTAACTTTAATCGTTAATGATTCAGCACCTGCTGTTGTTACTCTAGTTACACCATCAGTATACTCAGCACCAAAAGCATTAAATTCAGCTGCACCACCAACAGAAGGCTGTTTATCTAGCTCAAATGTCGTGGAATTGGTAATACTTGCAATTTTTGTATCAGCAGCAAAAGTACCAGCTCCTTGATCTCCAAGAACTTTTTCGACAATCATACCTACCTTAAGGCCAGTTGTAGATCCAACTGTAATTGTAGTCGATGTTGCTACTAATGTTGTATTAAGGCTATCTACTCTGTCCCATCTTCCATCAGGGAATGAACTCAAAGCAAATACATGTCCACCAAGTGTAGCACTGTTTAGATTGAATTCGTATGAGTTACCAGCATAGAATGTTAATGGAGGTCGATATAATGCAGTTCCTGTATTTGGATCAATCCAGAAACTATAATTTGTCTCAGCACTTGTTATACCATATGCTGTAGTTGGAGCATTCTCATTAACAAAATATCCACCAGCATTAAAACCAAATCGGTCCATAATGAAGTATGATATGTTACCACCACTAGTTTTAACTTTTCTAACAACTTGTGCAGATCCTGCACTACCTGCACTACTAACTGATAAGGTAATATCATCCGCAGGAGATGCACCACCAACTAAAGTACCAGAAATAGTAACTACGTCATTAATAGCATAAAATATTCCTTCATTTTCAGTTGCTACAGTTGCTGAAAGAACAGCACCATTGAGATCACGGAAAACATCAAACTTAGCATTAACTCCACTTCCAGAAGATGTTGAAGCAACAGCAAGATAATTCTGATTTAACTGCGCCGCTATTGTAGAAGAAGCTGTAATAGTTGCTGCCTGAATTGCACCACCAGGATCTCTTATACTATCTCCAACTTGAATTGCAGCAGCAGCAATAGTAGAACTTGGTACTACCTGATCAACTTGTGTATTGGTTACTGTGTAAATCTCTGGTTGAACTAAATCAGATGAATTAATTGTTAAGATATCATTCTTGGTATAACCATTACCACCATCAGCAACAGCAACCTCAGTAACAACACCAAGTTCACTAATAGTAAACTCGAAACCAGATCCATTTCCATATTCAGGAATAAAGCTTACTACAACACTACCAACAGTACCTGGAGCAGCATTTATTTGTACAGTTGTGGCATTTACTATAGCAAGAACTGTTGTACCAGCATTAATATCACCAGTACCACTTACCTTAGTAACATTCATTCCAACTCCAATTAAGGAGGAATCTGGAACTGTTAGATAATCTGAATTTGCATTAGTAATTCTAATATCAGCATCACCTGGAGTAGGTGGTGAAATTGATAATGTTATTTGAGTAGCATTGTCAACAGATTGTACTACAGTACCAGCAGCAACCTGTCCAGTATTGTTAATATTAGCAATAATATCAACAGTATCACCTACTTGAATACCTGTTGTAGAAGCAACTGTAATCTGTGGGTTTGATGCAGCAACAGTCTGTATTGCAATAGTTAAATCGTTGTTTGGAGTAGCACCACCAAGTAAATCACCAGTAATTAAAAGTTGTTCTGATGGTAGATATCCTGTACCAGCATTGTTAACAGTAATAGAATCATATGATGCATTACCTCCAGCATATATGACATTAACAGTAACATTAAATCCAGCACCAGAACCACCACTAGGAGTTATGTTACTAAATGTTGCGTTTGCACTACCAGCAGCAATACCAGTCAGGTTATAAGTGTCAATAGCACCAGTAGAAACGAATGTAGTACCTGGTCCAGTTAGATCTATTTCTCCTCTTGCAAACGTACTAACATTAGTAGTACCAGATGGGAGATTTAATGTATCAGCGATAGCATATCCTGAACCATATGCAGAATAATCATCAATAGCAAGGATGGCACCAAAGTTAGCACCAAGAGTATATTGGAATCCAGAACCTACTACACCTGCACCTACGTCACCAGCAGACATAAGATCTGTTCCAGCAACTGATACTACATCACCAGCAGTATATTGTCCATCACCTGAACTAGTAACACTAATAGCAGAGATAAGTCCACCAATATTAGTTAATTCTACTATTAATCCGTTACCAACAGAATGATCAGTTAATGTTACATCTCCACCCATTCCTGGATGTTGACTGCAACTAAAGAATAAATTTGGTGTATTTGGAGCAGCAGGGACTACAAATGTTATTTGCTTAGTTGTAGATCCTGTAAAGTTTGCAAGCCAATCTGCTTCTGAAACATCTGTTCCATCAAGTGTATATGTAACACCATCACCAGTACCTATGATACTAGTGGTATCATCTACTGTAGTAGAAAAGAATGCTGGATGTGTATCAGCAGTAGAATCACTAAGATTGAATACGTATGTTTTTCCTTTGAATAGACTGAAGTTTCCAGCTTGCTTACCATCAAAGTAATATCTACCACTAGCGGCCTTAACTACAAATGTTTGTGTACCTGCAAGGGGAAGAGTTCCTGTGAGTTGATCACTAATAGCATAACCAGCATCTGCTGATATAACTTCACTACCTCCAGCAGCACCAAATTCTTGAACAGCACCACCACTAACAGAAATATTTGCAAGGAAATTTGCTCCACTTCCTCCTGTTAATGGAATACTCTTATAAGTTCCATCTGGATATCCTGTACCACCAGTAGTATTAGTAGTCCAAGAATCAACTGTAATGTCTGCTGCCAATCCTGAACCAGTACCACCAGTAAGAGCAACACCACTATATGAACCTGTTTGATAGTTAGCACCACCATTAGTTAAAACACCACCAATTTCATCAATGGTAAAATCAATAGTAGCACCAGTACCAGAACCACTTGTACCTACAGAAACACCCTGATATGTACCTGGAACATATCCAGTACCACCTTGAGTAATAGTTCCAATAAATCCAGCAACAGTTACGGAAAGAGAACCACCATCACCAGTACCACCTAATGTTGGTACATCTGGATATGATCCAGCATCATAGTTATTACCAGCAGTTTGAATAGCAACATATAAAGAGTTTAGACTATTCTTCTCAACAACGAAGTCCCTATAATATTTCGTTGCTCCTTCTGATAAGTCTGATAATTTCTTACTATTACTAACAAATCCAAATACACCATTGGATTGTTTGTATATACCTAGATCTGGATCGTTTGTAAAGGCCAGACTAGGACTGGAGACTGTACCATCTCCTAATTTTATGTTACCTGCTTGTAGATCACTTCCTCCAGAAGTAACGTTAAACAGTTGTGAAGCGATGTCGTTGACCTTTACCCTCTGCATTTCAAGGGTATCGGTTCTCGCTATATTAATTGCTGGCATTTACTAGATCTCGCAGTAGGGACTTAATCTCAAAGAGTTCATTCTTCAACATATTTATGTCCTCTAATGCGGAAGCTAGGTGCTTGGATTTTCTCCTTGCCTCTATTGCAGAATCGTCCTGATTAATGATGGCACCTGTGTTTACATCTCTAACGAGACCGTCATGTCCATCAACCTTCAAATAGTCCATTTCGCGGAATTAGAAAGATGCTACTGCTCTTATGTCTTGAATCTTAGGTACATATGCAGGATCTACAGACTTCATGACAACTTTAACAGCAAATGATGAGAATTCTGGTAGATCAGAAACACTAAACTTCAACTCTTGATATGAAGATTGTTTCTCTACAACACCAGAAATATTATTTTCACTAGATGCTATTTCAAGACTATCTGGTTCTCCAGAATTATTGAAATATACCCAATCAATATCCTCAAAGTTCTCTTGACTAGATGCTTTCTTGAATCTGTATAAGACAGCAACATTAGAAACATCCTTCACATTTGCTGTTAGACGTACATCAACAGCAGTTGCAGGACTACCAATAGAAACTTCCTTAGTTACGTACTTAGAAGTAGAAGAACTATTCTTAGATGTATTCTCAGATACAAAATCAACACCATTAGTATATGTTATCTTGCCAATTTCTAAGAAATATGCTTCATCATCAGGTTGATTTGGATATTTTGCAAAATCACCTACGCGGAAAATATCTGCAAGTTGAGATGCTACATCAGCATTTCTGTTGAAAAGAACATTATCTTGTATCCTTCCTGTGAAATCATCATTAATTGGTTGTGAATCTACTCTTAGAGTTAACTCTTGAGTTTTATTATTCCATATAACTGTGCTACCAGTAATCAAATTATCATATGTTTGAGTAATAGTAGATGGATTACGAGCAATTACAGTAGCAGCATCAGCAATCTCTGCTAATACCTGTGATGGACTACTATCTATTGTAACATTTGTTAATGAACTTTGATTAGCAAGTTCTACACCTTCACCTTTTTGGAAGAATTGACTTGTCTTAACTCTTACCCATACTGTTTGTCCATCAACTTTAGCAATAGTTCCAGTTGCTTTTGTTGTTTTTCCTTGAATAGTCTGATTGGTTGTTATACCAGTACCACCATTTCCCGCAAGTTGGAAAGTATATAATGGGAAGAACTCAATAATTTGATCTCTTCTACCAAATCTATCTTCTTGGCCATTAGCATTTTCAATTCTATTTGAAGATGTTATAACAGAAGCACTTGAAAGATCAACAACTGGACTCAAATGAGACACAGTAGATGATAAATGCATTTTATAAACTAATGAATTATCAACATTATTCATAGTTTCATTAATCTTAGAAGCAATAAACTTCTGATTAGTGAAATAATGTGATTCATTTAAGAATGTCTTCTCATAATCTGTCTGAGAATAAGAAGTATAATTATTTGTTAAAGAATCTACAGGAATTACATTAGTAGTTTTAACCCAACTATCTAACTTAGTTCCAGTAAATGTCAAATAACTTACTTGAGGATATAAAGTCTCAAATTTTCTATTGTAACTAGCATAAGTTACATCTCCACCACCAATAGCATTTCCAGCTGCTTTAGATGTTGAAGTAATATTGTAACTATCAACACCAGAGTTAGTTACTTGGAATAAAGTATTATTAAGAATATCTGCGGTTATACCAGCAGTCTCTTTTGCATCCCTATAGAATACATAAGAACTACCACCAGTTTCAAATCCATTATCTCTATGATGAACTTTTATAACACTATTGTTATTCTTGAATAACTTAGCACTAGCATTAGTATTAGCACCAGCATTTGTCTCAAATGGATTACTATTAAGTAATTCATAACCTAGACTCTTATTCTTAAGAAGCAATTCAGCAGGTCTTGTTATATCAAATTCTGCACGATAAACTTTAAACTTAAGATCTTCAAATATATCTTCTGTCCAGTTATCTACGTTTTGTGATCGGTAAACCGAACCTAATGAAGGTTGGGTTGTGATAATTGTACTTGTTGATATGTCGGTTTCCCCTAATCTAGAGGCCCACATCTCATAATCTACAGAATCAGTCTCTGCTGTTAGAGCATACTCAGTATCATTCTGTAAATATACAGGATAATCAAATGCAAAGTGTGTAGGTGTTGTTGAATTGGTAACACCAACTTCGTCAATTGAAACACCCATTCTCACTGCTGGAGAATCAATATCAATAAATGTTTCTATTTCACATCCACCTGCACCATTACCAACACCTTTAATAACTACAGATGGTGGTTCTGTATATCCATAACCATTAAGAGATACTTCTGCATTATAAATCTTACCACCAGAAACTTCTATACGTGCTGTAGCAACCGAACCTCCTGGAAGTTGAGGACTTTCTATTGTTAAAATAGCACTATCATAATTGAGTCCTGGATTAGTAATTCTCAAATCAGATAATTTACCACTATCTTTAGCAATAGTAACTTTTAATTCTGTTCCATCAGTAGCATTTGCTAATGTAACAGAAGGAATAGTTAAATCTTCATTCTGTTGGAATGAACGTCCATTGTGATTATCAAGAACAAAAGTATAAACTTGTTCGTTTGTTAATGAGAATTTACCAGAAGCAGATGGTACTAAATCAACACCATTCTTATCAATAACTTTAAGGATTGGTCCAGTAGCAGCAGATGTTGATCCAGTTACTTTCTCTCCTTTATATACAGATACATTTCCATTTGTATAACACTTAAGGAATGTATTTGGTGTTAAAGTCTTCTCTGTTCCAGGAATTACATTCTTACCAGGCTTATCACTATCTACATTAGTTAAGTATAATTTTACAGGAATATTACTACTCTTCTTATTAAAGAATAGATCAACACCAGTTACAAAAACACCACCATCATAATTCTCAACTTTAAATGTCTGAGCAAGAGGATTTGGTCTTATTGGATTATCTGTATTACTATCAATTAACTGAACACCTTCATTTGCCTTGAAGTATGCAGGTTTTGTAGAAACAATACTGGATGGATTCTCTGGAAGAATACCTGTAGCATAATATGTAACCTCAGCATAAGTATCTACTGTGGCCTTATCTTCATTAGTTGCACTTGAAGTGAATCTAATTGTCTTAGCACCAGTGGTGATTCTTATCTCTTCTGCTGAAGTATCATAATCAACTGTATCAACATCTCCAGTCCAAGTAGCATTTTCTCTTGGAGGAGCACCAGCAGGAAGTAATAATATTCCACTAGCATTACCATACTCATCAGTTGTAACTTCACCATTGAATGCTGAAAGTGAATTACCAGCAATACCAGTAAATCTAAGGTCAGGATTTACCCAACGATTAACATTTCTACCTTCTAAGAAAACATTTATCTTAGTATTTGGTTTAAGTCTCCTGATAGCAAACTGTATAGGAGTACTCTTAGCAAAGAACTGAAGTGCAGTTGATACAAGATTTCCTCTTACATTTTTAGTTTGCAATCCTTTACCAACATCATTGTTTTGAGGACTGATATTGGAAGAACTTGATACTGAGGCCAAGTTGATTGATGACTGAGCTTCTTGTGTATTAACTCCACCTAAAGAATTGATTGAACTAAATGATGGTGCAGTACCAACCCAGTTAACTACAAATGAATTATGTAAACTAGAGAAACTCTCTTTAATATCTTCCTTAGCAAGGAAAATAGTATATAAACTCGTATTTGTATCAACAACTAATGGTTCTATACTCTGATCATACCATGTATTAACATTTGGTGATATCTCACTATCTCCAACATATTGAATAACAACAAATGGATTTGGATTTAAAGTCTTTGATGCAAAATCATTTCCTAATAGAGTCAATGGTGAATAAGGAAGTGTGATAATATCACCAGACTTCTTATATCCAGATACAGATCTCTGATCTTCTCTTGTATTAACTTCACGTAAAGATACAGAATCTTCTTTTGATTGAGGACGTAAAACAGATTGTTGTGTATTAATAGCACAATTATAATCCAAAGATGGTAAATTACCAACTTTATGTGCCTCAAAGTTATCAACAAAGAATCCACTCTTAAAGCGATCCATACCAATCTCATCCTTGACCTGCATGTTTAATGCTTGCTGTTCAAGAATACTTAATGTTGTATAATATTCTAAACGATCAATACGTTTCTCCAACTTACCAATGTCACGCATTGTATAGCGACGATTATCAACTGGAGTAATTCTTACATCCTTGCTAGTTGTTGTGTAAGCAGGAATGTAAACATAGAACAATGGTACAGCATCATCTATGAGATCTGGTTTAGTGGGGTTCAGAGAAGAGTTTCCTTCTTTTACTAGGAATTCTCCCTTTTTGTTAAGGAAGACACCATCAATGCGATCTAAGTACTGAACCTGACTGAATGAGAATGTATATTCTAATCCAACATCAGGAGCAGGAGTAGATGCAATAACAGAACCTGCACCAGCAAATTGGCCAGCAGTATTCTCTAGAGATGATACATCTTGGAATCCAGCAATAATAGCATCGTTATCTACCTTTGGTCTAAAGTCAATAACATTTTTAAGTTGTACTATTCCATGAACTGAAGAGTTGAAACTAGGTATCTCATCTTGTGGTACACCTGCTTCATGTAAATAACTATCAATAGTACAGAAATCTCCTTGTGATTGCTCAAAGTAATCGAAAGCAACTACTAATTGTCCTATTGTCTGTTCAAATCCTGGCTTGAGGACGATTCTAGAAACATCATATACTGTATCCCTCTGTCCGTTATCAAAAGTGAATCTGTTAGTAACGTCAGTACCAGTAATAAGATTACCCGCACTATCAACTTCTGGTGGTTGTGATGATGTTCCTTCATAAACATATCTTAGTTTATATGCATCTGAGTAAGATAAAATCTCCACAACTTCAGTATCGTAACTAGTTCCTCTAAATGGAATTACACGATCACCTGAAGAATCAATAACAATCCTCTTATTCTTAATTGCTGTCTTTAATCTTGGTTTAGCATTAGTTACTTCAAGAGTAGCAGTCAACTTCAATGTTGGGAATGTTCCATTAGATGCAATACTTCCAAAATAAGTTGATGGTAACTGAAGACTAATACTACCAGAAGTAAGGCCACTAGCAGTGTCTGTAGCAGAAGTTACTTCTACTGAATCAGTAGGTACATAGATGATATCTCCATTTGCAATAGAAGTTGCATCACCTTTGTTCAAAACAGTGATGATGAAATTACTCTCAGAGAAAGTAGCGAATCTTTGTGTTCCAAATGGAAGTTGTGCAGCAAATGTTACTGTACCACCAGATGTTGAGGCAGTAGTAACAAAATCTCTACGGAAGTAGTACTTAATCTTACTATCTTCAGTACCAGCAGAAATCTTTTCTACTTGCTTACTTCCTGTTGGGAAGAGTAAAGTTCCTTGGTTAGCATTACTTACTCTAGGACGTAAACGAACAATACTAGTATTGGTTACATCACCAGGAAGTGCTATATCAAGATATATACGAGTCTTGGCAGATCCTTCTTGTTTTGTAGAATATTGAACTACAGCACGAACTAAAGTATTAGAAGCATCAGAGAACTGAACGAGATCTCCTTGTTGTAAGAGAGGAGAAGCATCAGCACTAAAACTAGTAGATTCAATAAAGTTGTATCCTTTACTACCAAAGAATGTAAAATCTGTTACACTCTTAATTTCAGAGTATTTCTGACTATCAATAACAATGTCAGCACTGAATGTATTTGCATTTCCAGAACCATATGTACATCCAACAGATTTAACATTCTGTGGTGTATATGTTGTTACTGAATTTCTGTTTAAAACAGGAACGATGGCCGCAGCAGTACTTGGATTACCTGATCCACTTGGTTGTTTAGCAGCTATAACTGGTGGTTGAGCATATTCAACATTAACAGCATTTCTATTAACAACTTCTGCTTTAATAACATTACCAGAAGCATTCTTAGTTACAAGAATTTTAGATGGATCATACTCAACTCCATTAACTAGAATAGTTACACCATCAGCATATCCAACACCTCTATTTTGAACAACAAAGTGTGAAATAGTATTATCTTTAGCAATCTTAATTGTTACTCCACCTTCATCTCTAATAGTTTCACCAGATTGGAATCTACCAGATAAAGTTTTAACAAATAATATTCTACCAGTAGTATAAACACCAGATGGTGCTCCTTCTACAACACCATAAGCACCACTATTAATACCATAGACATACTTACCTTCATCAAAACCTGATACTGGAATAGATTCTAATAAAATTTTAGTAAAGAATGAAGGATCAAAGTATGATAGTGCAAATGTACTATTATAAGCAGCAGTACCCTCAGAAAGACGGCCTTTGGATAGAACAATATCAGAATCAGAATTGAATCCAGATCCTCTTTCTTGTAGATAGAAATTACTTGGTTTTACTTTACCAATTACAGGAGTAATTGTTTCACCATAATCTACAATATAACCTAGTTCGTTATTATCATTTTCTGCATCACTTGCTGATAAGAATATCTTTCTAAGATTATTTCCATCTCCTGAATCATATTCTAATAGTAATAATTCTAATTCATCTTTAGAACCTTTAACTGTTAGTTCTAAGTAGAATACAGAACTAGATGCATTAACAAGAGGTTTGTTAACTTTAGCATATGCTAATGATGTTATAGAACTTGTAGCAGTTGGACTTCCACCACCACTTCTTGACTTAACAATATAAAGAGTACCAAGACTACTTTCAAAAGTTCCATCTGTAATAGAGGATATAGTTGTAGTAGAATTAGTAATAGCAATAGTAATAGTCTTAACACCATCATTAGAACTGAATATAGTTCCTCTCTTATTAAGAGTTTGTCTATGATCAGTTGCTAATTCTGTTCCATTCAATCCAATAGATCCATCATTAAATGTAGAGTATAAGAATACATCAGGATATGCAGTAAGTTGTGATCCTTCTTTGTTTAAAGGAACACTACCAAATATATTAGATACACTAAATGTTGGTAATCCTTTTGTTTTTAAAACTACATTATCACTACTAAGACTTTCTCTTGCTTTATTAACTTCAAGATACTTAGTTTCTTTATTAACAATTTCGTATCCTTTAATATATGCTTTACCTGGACCAACACTAGCAATCATCTTCCTAGATGCATCACTTGCTGATTGGCCATTATAAAGACCAAATTCGTCTACAGCATATATTCCTTGATTATTATCTTTTTGAGCATATTCTCTAATATCAATAGAGAAATCTCTTACTACATAGTCACCACTTTCGTCAAATGTTCTACGTGCTAAAGTTTTTTCTAAAAGATTATAATCTGATGGAGATACTTTCTTTTGTACAACTCCTCTTGAAACTGTAAGAAGTTGAATAAAATTCTTATCTGTAATTGCACCAAGTGCAAATTCTTTTAATGTAAGAGATATCTTTAATCTATGAGCACCAGGTGCAGTAGAGTTAGAAGATCCAATA